TGGTGTTGATATAAATTTAAACACAGATAAAGGTGAAAAGAACTGGAGAATATCCGTATCATTTAATTTTATACAAGTATGATAAAAAATAGAGAACAATTTGGAGAACTTTTAAACAGTAAAAATTTAACTGGCTATGGTGTAGAGCTAGGAGTAGCTTCTGGTCACTTCTCACAAATAATATTAAAAACAAGTAAATTAAAAATGTTGTTCTCCATAGATAGATGGAATGATCATCATACGTATGATGAATATTTAAGGGCTGCAAATTATCTTTCTCAATTTAAAGAAAGAAGTGTTATTTTAAAACTTCCATTTGAAGAAGCGGTTCATTTATTTAAAGATGAAACTTTTGATTTTATTTATATAGATGGATATGCACATACAGGACAAGATGATGGTAGAACATTAAAAGAATGGTGGCCTAAAGTTAAAAAAGGTGGTATATTTGGTGGTCACGATTATTCTAAAAAAAGTTGGCCAAAAACAGTTGAGCAAGTTGATAGATTTGCAAAAGATAATAATTTAAAACTAGAATTTACAGAAGAAAATTTTGCTTCTTGGTATTGTATAAAATGATAATAAAAGTTCATAAAGATCAAATAGTATTTAGAGAAAAACATTTACATACTGAAGAAGGTAGAATGAGCCAAACTAAAAACGATAATTGGAAAAAATTAAAAGCTGACATAGAAAAAAATGGAATTATTAATCCTTTGATATGCACTGAAAAGGATGGAAAATATAGATTATGCATTGGTATGAGAAGATTTATTGCTGGTTTAATTTTAGGTATAGAAGAATATAATATTGAAATAGTGCCAGATGAAGAGGTTAAAACGTTATTAGATGCTTGTAAAAAGTATCAAAGAATACACAAAGATGGAAACCCGTTAGCTGTATGAGTTTTAAGAAAAATAAATATCAAGTTTTACGTGGTGCTATATCTAAAGAATTAGCAGACGTTGCTTATAGATATTTACAAATATCTGCAGAGGCTGACAACTGGATGATAAACAATTACACCACACATAAAGGCAATCCATTAGTGGGTAACTTTCATGATCCACAAGTACCAGGATCATATGCTAAATATGCAGATAGACTTATGGAAGTCTTATTAGTTAAAACTATTGATACCATGCAAAAGAAAACAGGACTTAAACTAATACCTACCTATTCATACACAAGACTTTATAGAACAGGCAATATTTTAAACAGGCATAAAGATAGACCTAGTTGTGAGATATCTACGACACTATGTTTAGGTGGTGATCATTGGCCTATCTATCTAGATCCAACAGGAGCAGATAATGTTATTGAAGAATACAAAGGTATTATCAAACCAGGGGCACCAGTAGGTGTAGAAGTTAATCTAAAACCTGGTGATATGCTTATCTATTCTGGCTGTGAATTAGAGCACTGGCGTAAGCCTTTTGAAGGCAAGCTGTGCGGACAAGTGTTTCTACACTACAACCATGCAGATGGACGGTTTGCAAAGACCAATTTGTATGATAAAAGACCCATGTTGGGCATACCCAAATAACGTTGAACTACAACGCGATTTAATATAATCTAAATAAAACAGGAATTTCTATGTTACAAAAACTAGGCTTTTTGCCGGGCTTTAATAAACAAGTTACTCCAACTGGGGCTGAGGGACAATGGACCGGAGGAGATAACGTAAGATTTAGATATGGTTCACCAGAAAAAATAGGTGGCTGGACACAGCTTGGTGCAACTAATCTTACAGGTGCAGCTAGAGCCATACACCATTTTGATGATAACGCAGGTATTAAATACTCTGCTATTGGCACAAACAGAATTTTATATGCATATTCTGGCGGTACCTATTATGACATACACCCTATAAGAACTACACTTACAGGTGCAACTTTTTCAAGCGCGTCTACAGAAAAAACGGTTACAGTAACATGCAGCGGGGCTCATGGATTACAAGATGATGACATTGTATTATTTGACAATGTAACAGGTTTATCAGGGTCTACATATACAAATGCTACGTTTGAAGATGTTAAATACATGGTAACATCGGTTCCTACTACAACTACATTTACAATTACTGCAGCGTTAGCTGAATCTGGCACACCTTTAAGCACAGCAGGATCTGCTTCTGTATTGTGTTACTATACAGTAGGACCAGCACAGCAAGTAGGTGGCTTTGGTTGGGGTACAGGACTATGGAGCGGTACAGTAGCTGGACCAGCAACAACAACATTAGCTTCTAGTATTAATGATAGTGTGACTGATATTCCGTTAACCGACACATCGCAATTTCCTGCTACAGGAGAGATTAGAATTGGCACAGAAGACATTAGTTATACAAACAATAATACAACAACAAATATTTTAAGTGGTGGTGATAGAGAAGTTAACGGCACTACAAAAGCTGCTCACAGTAGTGGTGTAACCGTTACAAATATTTCTGACTTTGTAGCATGGGGTGAAGCTTCATCTGCCGACTTTACTATTGACCCAGGTTTATGGGTTCTTGATAACTACGGTACAAAACTTATTGCATTAATTTATAACGGTAGATGTTTTGAATGGGATGCAGCTGCAGCTAATGCAACGTCAACACGAGCAACAATAATTGCAAACGCACCAACAGCATCAAGACATGTATTAGTATCTACACCAGATCGTCACTTAGTATTCTTTGGTACAGAAACAACAGTAGGAACACAGTCATCACAAGATGCTATGTTTATTAGATTTTCTGATCAAGAAAATATTGACGGTGCAGAAGCTTATACTGTAACTGCAGAAAACACCGCAGGTACACAAAGACTTGCAGCAGGTTCTAAAATTATGGGAGCCATACGAGGTAGGGATGCGATTTATGTTTGGACAGATACCGCATTATTTTTAATGACCTTTGTAGGTGCACCGTTTACTTTTTCTTTCCAACAAATAGGAAGTAACTGTGGACTGATCGGTAAGAATGCATGTGTTGAGGTAGATGGTACAGCTTTCTGGATGTCAGAAAATGGTTTCTTTAGATACGATGGTCAGTTAGAATCTATGGACTGTTTAGTAGAAGACTTTGTTTATGACAATCTAAACTCTACACCTAGAGATTTAATTAACGTAGGACTAAACAATTTGTTTGGAGAAGTTATATGGTTCTATCCATCAGGTAATTCGTTAGCTGTTAATAACATGGTATCATATAATTATATTGAGTCTTATAGTCGAGCTAGTCCTAAACAAGCTATTTGGACAACAGGTACGTTAGCAAGAACAGCATGGGCAGACTCAGCTGTGTTTGCAAAACCACACGCAACTTATTACGATCCTAGTGGAACATCATCTGATGTTGTAGGTAATACGGATGGATCTACTATTTACTATCAACATGAAACAGGGACCGATCAAGTTGTAGCTGGTGGTACAGTTACACCTATACTTGCAGAAATTACATCTGGAGACTTTGATATTACACAGAAAAGAACTGCATCAGGACAAACCATTGGTATGCCAGACCTTAGAGGTGACGGTGAGTTTTTAATGAAGATAAGAAGAATTATACCTGACTTTATATCTCAAACAGGTAGCGCAACAATTACATTGTTGTTAAGAGATTATCCTAATAATGCAGCATCTAGCTCATCATTAGGTCCCTTTACAGTATCTACATCAACTGATAAGGTAGACACTAGGGCAAGAGCAAGAGCAATTGCATTAAAAATATCTAACACTGCAGCTTCACAAGATTGGAAGTTAGGCACATTTAGATTAGATATACAACCGGACGGTAGAAGATAATGATTAATTACGGAGCTAATTACATAGGTGTAGACAGAGACCGGTATGATGCAGGCAATAAATTTTATAGTCAAGACAGATTTTTACAAGGTGTTGGTTTAGATAAACCAGCTATTACTTTTAATTCATCTCCAAACAACGCAGGTATTATGGGTATGTATCCTAAATATCCCTATCCTCCTATTATGTCTGAAGATGGCGGAGACGGTGGTGGACCTATTGGTCCTAGAGGAAACTCAAAATTTGACTATGAGTTTGAAGCTTTAGGTGGTTTATATAATCCAGATAATGTGCCTTTAACTGAAGAAGAACAAAAAACTTTAAACCGACAAAAAAATATAGACATGCTTAAAAGTATTGGAAAATTTGGTCTTACAACTCTCAGTCCTTTTGGTCCTTTGACTACCATGGGGATAGGTAAAGGAATTGGTTTTGTAAAAGATAAATTTTTTGGTGGTGACGGCGGCGAAGGATTTGACCAAGACCAATATGATGCAGGTAAAGCATCAGCTGCTGCACAAGAAGCAGCTAACAGAGATTACGCTAGAAGTGGCGGTGACGATGGTGGATCAAGCGGTGGACAAAGCGATTCACAAGCTGGGGCTGATGCATCACAATCAGCTAGTGATGAAGACGCTGGAGCTGGTGGTTATGCTTACGGCGGCAGAGCAAGTTTTAGTAATGGAGGGCTTTCTAAATACGAAATATTTAAATTAGGAGAGTTAGGTTACAATACAAAAGGTGGAACAGTTACTGCACCTTTTGGTGGTGTAAAAGTATTAAGAGATATTTTAAAAGTAAATCAATATGCTGGTGGTGGTATTGTGGGGTTATATAGATAATGGCAAAGATAGTACAATCATTAACTAGAGCCAGTAAAGAATACG